GGCCCCCGCCGAGGCGGCAACGGCCCCTGAAGCGCCAGTCGTCAAGAAAGCCGCCACGCCGGAAGAGCGCATCCTCGAACTCGAGACGGAGCTGCGCGACGTCAAACGGACCGCCGAGACCGACCCGCTCACCGGCATCGCCAACCGCGCCGCACTCGATAAGGCCCTGCCGGCCGCCGAAGCGGATCCGAATACGTCGGTCGTCGCGTTCGACGCCAACAACTTCGGGCAGGTCAACAAGCAACTCGGGCACGAAGCCGGCGACGCGATGCTCAAAGGCATGGCGACGGCCATCCAGCAGGCCGCAACGGAGGCCGGGGTCGGCGAGCGCGTGTTCCGACGTGGCGGCGATGAATTCGTGGTACTCGCGCCGACCGACGTCGCCGACCAGGTGCGCACACGGGCCGAGGAACTCTTCGGCTCGAAGCCTGCCGGGACGGCGCAAGTCTCTCTCTCGGGCAATCTGGGGAGCACCTTCGCCGCAGCCGATGCGACCTTACAGGCCGCGAAACAGGCCAGAAAAGAGGCGCTGATCGTCGCAGCCGAAGAGGCTCGACAGCCGCGGCCCGAGTCAGTATCATCAGAGGGTTCCAATGTTCCTGCCACACCTCAAGCCGGGGAAGGACTTCCCAACCGTCCGGGCGAACCTGCTGGTCCTGCTCAAGAAGGGCTACCCGAAGGACCGGGCGCTGTCGATCGCGCTGGACGTGGCGGGGTATCGACCACCCGGCCCGGCGGATCGCCCGACGAGCTCTTCGTCCGACAACCCCCAGACGTAAACGCCGCCCGCCTCACGCCCGACGTCCGCCAAGAAGTCGAGCGGATCAAGGACGAACTCGAAACCTTTCCGAACGTCGAGCGGACGTGGAACTGGCTCGGCGAAGGCGCCAAAACCGGAAATGCGGCCGGCGGCGCCGCGGACGTGGTCGCCGGCATGGCCGGTGCGCCCGTGTACGACGACGTGCTGTACCTCGCCCCACTGAACAAGGGGACAAAGGGGCGCGCGGTCGCGCGCGAAGTACGCGGCACGCGCGGCCAAGTCGTCGCGGCGGCCCGCGCCCTCCTCGAGACGAACGACGTCAAGACCAATCTCGCCGAAGGCGTGCTCCGCGTGGCCGAGCGCCGGGCGGCCGGCGAGTGGAAGGATCTCAGCGACGCGTTGCTCCCGGCCACATGGAAGACCCCACCGCCGGCCGGCTTCGTTGAGGACCTCACGACGGCCGCCGACGATGCCGTCGACCTGGGCGGCGATGCGTCGTTCAACGTCGAGGAATTCGATCAGGGGCTCCCGTTCGACATCGACCTCGCCCCGTCTCCAACGGGAGCGCAACCGGAGACGGCAAAGCAAATCGTCGAGACCTACCTGCGATCGCTGGGGCCGGTCGACCCTGACGTCTTGGCGTCTGCGCTCAGTTCGATCACCAGCGAAGGACACCGCCGGAGCCACACGCCGCCCTCGTATCCGGTGCCGCGAGACGTCGCGCTCGCCGCCGCGCGCGACTGGGTCGCCAAGGAACAAGGCGTCGATCTCCTACCGACCGGTGAAGCGCAACCGCGGCTCCCTGGCGAAGCGGGCGCGGTCCGTGAGGAAAACGTCGCCACACCACAGCTCGAGGCGCCGTTCGCGCTGACGCCGGAAGCCGCGAAGGGACCGAAGGGCAAACAGTCGTTGCTCTTCGAACAAGCCCTCTTCCACGGCTCGCCGCATGACTTCGACGCGTTCTCCTCGAAATACATCGGGACCGGCGAAGGGGCGCAAGTCTACGGCTATGGGCTCTATTTCGCGGAAAATCCGGCAGTCGCGGAGGGCTATCACAAACAGCTCATCGCGGCGTCGGCGCGTTTCGTCGATGACAGTGGCGTCGGGATCGACGAAGACACGGCCCGTCGGCGCATTGCTGATCGGTTGGTTGTCAACGAAGCGTTGACTAAAACCGGCGCGCGGATGGTCGCTGACAATGTGGTCGATTGGCGTCTTGAGGGTCTCTCTGAAGCCGCCATCGACAAGCAGCTCGCCACGACGCTTTTCAGCAGTGATGCTGACATCTATAGAACAGCGCTCAAGTTGGTCGACCAGTACACAATTACGAAACCAGCCGGCCGCGTCTATACCGTTGACATTCCAGATGACCAAATCGCGAAGATGCTCGATTGGAACAAGCCACTAAGCGAGCAGCCGGAGAACGTCCGTAAAGCGTTCGAGCAACTCCACCTACCGATGCGCGAGGCGTGGAAAGAGTCGGGCGCATGGGAACACGTCACCGGGAAAACGCTCTATGAGGACCTCGCCGACGGGACAGATCGGGCGCACCGTGGCGCGGTGCCTTATAAAGACCGGCAAGCAGCAGCGAGCCGACTACTGGCAGAGACGGGCGTCCCAGGACTGCGTTATCTCGATCAAGGATCGCGACAAAATGTTCGACTCCTGCGCCCTGATGAATCGGTCTCCGGTAAGTGGGTGGTTGGGCAAGCGCCAAACGGACCGAATCGCTTTTTCGATACGGAAGCCGAGGCGCGAGCGGCGATGGTCGCAGAAGAGGCCAAGCAAACGCGCAATGTCGTCGTGTTCGACGATTCAATTATCACTCTCACACATAAGGACGGAACGCCGGTCACATCGAAAGAACGAAAAGACTTTTTCCAGTCAGAACAATCGGGCTCAGTCTCAAGCGGCCAGCCCGAGCGCCGCGGGTTCATCCGCTTCGGGCCGGATCGGCAGGTCAACATCGCCCTGCTCGCCAAGGCCGACCTCTCGACCTTCCTGCACGAAACCGGGCACTTCTTCCTCGAGGTGTTCGGCGACGTCGTTGACCAGGTGAGTGCTCTACCGCTTGAGCAACTCACCGATCCCCAGCGGAAGCTACTCGCCGACTATGGCGCGGTCCTGCAGCACTTCGGCGTCGCGAATCGTGAGGACCTGAAGGTCGAGCAACATGAAGAATTTGCCCGGCTCTTCGAAGCCTACCTGATGGAAGGCAAGGCCCCGTCGCTCGCGCTGCGCTCGGCATTCGCCCGCTTCCGGGCCTGGCTGCTCGGCGTGTACCGGTCCCTGAAGGGGCTCAACGTCCAACTGACCGACGACGTCCGCGGCATCTTCGACCGGATGCTCGCGACCGACGCGGCCATCACAGAGGCCCAGCAGGCCGGCCACGTCGCGCCGCTCTTCACGACCGCTGAATCGGCCAGGATGACCGAGGCGCAGTTCTCGCTCTATCGGACGACCGTCGCCAAAGCCGCGCGGACCGCGCGCGAGACGCTCGAACAACAGGTGATGGCGGAAGTCCAGCGGGAGCAGACGAAGCAATGGCAAGCCCAGCGCGCCGAGATCCGGACCGCGGTCGAAGCCGACGTGTACCAACGGCCGGTCTACCGCGCCCTGGCCGCGATACAGAAGGGGACAAAGGCCGACGGGACGCCGCTCGTCGAGGGGATGATCACGCCGCCAATGAAGCTGTCGCGGGCGATCCTAATCGAGCAGTACGGGGCCGACCGGCTCAAGACCCTGCCGCGGCCGTACGTGTACACCACGACCGACGGCCTCGATCCGAACACGGTCGCCGAGCTCTTCGGATTCTCGAGCGGCGACGAGCTCCTGACCGCCCTCAGTCACGCGGCGCCGATGAAGGCCACGATTGAACAGGACACCGATGCGCAGATGCTCGCCGCGCATGGCAGTCTCTTGCTCGATGGCACGCTCCACGAGAAGGCACAGGCCGCCGTGACGAACGACGATCGCGAGGTCGTCATCCGGGCCGAGCTACGCGCGTTGCGACAGTTACAGCGGACGGTCGCGCCGGTCGAACGGGCCCAGCGACAACAGACCCGCGCCGGTGTCGCGGCCATCCGCGCGTCGATTCCGCCGGCGGCGCTCCTCCGCGACCTTGCGCGCGATCGGATCGGCCGGACGAAGACCCTCGAGATCCGGCCGTCACTCTTTTGGTCGGCCTCGCGCCGCGCCAGTCAGCAGGCAACAGAGGCGGCCGCGAAACAAGACTTCGACGCGGCCATTGTGGCGAAGCAACAAGAACTGATGAACGTCGCGCTGTACCGGGAAGCCGTCCGGGCGAAAGAGGACGCCGCGACACGGGTCCAGCAGGCAAAGGACCTGAACACCACGAAGGCCCGGCAACGCCTCGGCCGCGCCGGCGAGACGTATCTCGACCAGGTCGACGGCATCCTTGACCGCTACGAATTCGCGAAGGTCTCGCAGAAGGCGCTCGAGCGGCGGGCCCGGATCCGTGATTGGGTCGAAGCGCTCGAGGCGCAAGGACTCCCGACCGATGACTTCACGCCGGAAGTCCTCGACGACGCGCGGCGGGTGAACTATCAGGAGATCACGTACGACGAGCTCGTCGGGATTACCGATGGCCTCAAGCAAATCGTGCATCTCGCGCGGCTGAAAAACAAACTGCTGAAGTCGGCGGACCAACGCGACTTTACCCTCGCGCGCGATGGGCTCGTCGCGTCTATCAAGGCCCTCAACCCGAGCAAGCCGACGCCGCTCGAATTCCGCGCCGGCGACGACCGCAGCCGGACCGTCGGCGACTGGTTCGCGTCGCACACCAAGATCGCGATTCTCGCGCGCGCGCTCGATGGGCACGTCGACGGCGGCGCCGCCTGGGAAGCACTCATCCGACCGATCAACGCCGCGGCCGATGCTGAAGCGACGCGCAAACTCGCGGAAGGGGAGAAGTACAAGACCCTGCTTGACACGTTCTACCCGAAGCGGGAGCGGGCCGGCCTCCGCGACAAGCTCTTCATCCCCGCGATCAATGGGAGCCTGTCGAAAGAAGGCCGCCTCGCGGTCGCGCTCAATTGGGGCAACCAGACAAGCCGCGATCGGCTCCTCGCGGATCCGCGGCGGAAGTGGACCCCGGTCCAGGTGCAGGCGATCCTCGACACGCTGGACAACCGCGATTGGCAATTCGTGCAAGCGACTTGGGACTACCTCAACACGTTCTGGGACGAGATCGCCGCGAAGCAAGAGCGGGTGACCGGGCTGAAGCCTGACAAGGTCGAGGCGTTGCCCGTCGAGACCAGGTTCGGGCAGTTCGCCGGCGGATACTATCCGCTGGCGTACGATCCCCGCCTGAACGCGCGCGCAGCTCAACACGAGGCGGCGACTGCGGCGAAACTCCAAACCTCCGCGGCGTACGTGCGGACGACGACGAAGCGCGGGCACGTCGAGGCGCGCAAGCAGAACGTGCAACTCTCCGTGAAGCTGGATCTCGGCGTCGTCTTCAGCCATCTCGAGCAGGTCATTCACGACCTGACCCACCACGAAATGCTCATCGACACGACGCGGCTGCTTCGCGATCGGCAGGTCGCCGCGGCGATCTACGAGACGAAGGGCGATGTGGTGTACCAGCAGTTCACGCGGGCGTTGCAGGACATCGCCGTCGGGCCGGCGCCGGCGACGAACGTGATCGAGCGCAGCGCGAATTTCGCGCGGACCGGCACCCAGATCGCGTTGCTCGGGTGGAACCTCTGGACTGGCGCGCAACAGCCGCTCGGCATCTTCAACGGCATGAGCCGCGTTGGGTCGAAGTGGGTCGCGCGCGGGATGTACCGCTGGCTTCGCGACGCGGCGACGATGGAGGATACCGCGGGCTGGATTACCCAAGTGTCCCCGATGATGGCCGCCCGCTCACGGACGGCGACGCAGGACCTTTCCGATCTGCGGCAATCACTGCGGCAGGCGGGCGGCTGGTTCGATAGTCTCGTGCGGCGCGTCAGTCTCGACACCCTCACCCAGCAGACGATTATCGACGGCTTCGTGTGGCACATCGGGCTCATGCAGCGCGTCGCGGACATTCCGACCTGGCTCGGCGGGTACGAAAAGGCGATGGCCGCCGGTGAGACGGAAGCGCGCGCGATTGCCCTCGCCGATCAAGGTGTGCTCGATTCGCAGGGCGGCGGGCAGGTCAAGGATCTCGCGCAAGTGCAGCGTGGCGGGCCGGTCGCGCGGCTCTACATGACCTTCTACAGCTACGGGAGCACCGTGTTCAACGCGACGGCCGACAAAGCGGGCGCGACGAACTTCAAGAGCCCGGCACAGGTCGCGACGTTTCTCGGGCATTTGTCGTTGCTGTACATCATGCCGGCGTTCGGGACGATCGTGCTGAGTCGATTGCTCGGCCGCTCGGGCGGCGACGATGATGACGAGACCGCGTTCCTCGCGGACGTCGGCCGCGAGGTGCTCTCGAGCGCGCTCAACACGATGGTCCTGGCGCGCGAGCTTACCGGGCTCGTGAGTGAAGGGACGCGCGGCTACGCCGGGCCGGCCGGGGCCCGGGCCCTCGAGCTCGCGTACAACCTGGGCGGGCAGGTCAAACAAGGCGACTTCGATGAGGGGCTCGCGAAAGCGTCCAATCAGGTCGCCGGCGTGCTCTTCCGCTATCCGGCCGCCCAAGTGCAACGGACGATCGACGGCATTGTTGCGCTCGAGGAAGGCCGGACGTCCAATCCGTTCGCGGTCCTTGTCGGCGCACCGAAGGCGGCGAAGTAATGGCCCGCGACAAGGCGAGTCACCGGCAAATCGCGCAGACACCCTTCCGTCAGCAGGACGGGTCGCCGGTCGTCGACGAGATCGGCGGCTCTGGAACGGGGACCGGCGGCGGCTCGATGGGTCCGCCCGGCATGGATGGGCAGGACGGCCAAGACGGCGCCGATGGGATGCCGGGGCCGCCGGGACTGACCGGACCCGCAGGCCCGCCGGGAAGCGGTGCCGCGGGCGCTCCTGGCGTCATGGGGCCGCCGGGCTGGGATGCGGAGGAACCAGAACCTCCGCCGATGATCCCTGGGCCGCCGGGGGCCACTGGCCCTCCTGGCACCGGTGCGGCCGGTGCGCCGGGCGTACAAGGCCCTCCGGGCTTTGATGGGCTCGACGGCGAGGACGGGGCCCCTGGGGTGCCGGGCGCCAATGGTGCGCAGGGGCCAGTCGGCCCACAAGGGCCTAGCGGCACGCAAGGGCCCCCCGGGATTGACGGCGAAGAAGGCGATCTGCCGGTCATCATGCTAGCGCCGATGTCGGCACCGAACTACGGCCCGCAATTAGGACTCTATCAGCCCGGGTCGTTTTTTGTGCCGACCGGGATGTATGCGCTGATGGTGAAGCAGTTGATTCTCGTCGGCACGGAACGAGTCACGCTTCAGGGCACGGCGCGGCTCTACATCGCAACTTCAGACTGAAGGATGAATCCAATGGAAAGAGCATTCGTTAGTAATCTTCGGGACAACGGTTCGCACGATGATCGACTCCTGCTTGCGTGGGATGTTCGATATTTCGACAACGAGAACAATATGACCGATTTCAGCATTTCCATCGACGTTCCGATTGGTGCAACGCCAGCTCGGATCAATAAAGCTCTCGTCGCCACTGTTGTCGCGGATGCTGGAAGCGGAAATATTTCCCAGACGTTATCTGAGGAGAACGTCTTCTTTCTGGCGGTCGACCGTGGCTGATATCGTCCTCGACGCGCAGGTAGCTCCATCAACCCCTGCGGCGAACACTGGCGTTGCGTGGCCTGACACGAACGCGAAAGCCTGGTTGCAAAAGGATGATGCCGGACGCGTCTCCGGCGACATCGCCGACGCCATCATCGCGCAGATTGCCGCGCACTCGGTGGACACTTATTACAAAGGCATCAAGCTCCCGTCGATCTCGATGCAGGCGGGGATGACGATTGAATGGGAATTCTCTGTCACGAAAGGCGCGGCCGGCACGGCGGCGCCGATTTACACGGTGCGCATTGGGGCGGCTGGCACCGTGGCCGATACGGCGAGGCTCACGCTGACCGGGCCGGCGCAAACGGCGGCGGCGGATTCAGCGATCATTCAGGTACGCGTCACTGTGCGCAGCGTCGGCGCGGCAGGCGTCCTGCGTGGTTTTGCGCGAGTGGATCACAACCTCGCGGCGACCGGCTTCGCGAATACACCCGCCGGGTTTTCGCTGACGGAAGCGACGGCGGCCGGGTTCGACAACAGCGCCCTCGGCGGGCAGTTCATCGGCTTGTCCGTGAATCCGGGCGCGTCGGGCGCGTGGGTCGTGGAGCAATGCGTGCAGCGAATATTTATCGGATAAGGAGCAAAGCGAATGCGAACACACAAACGACTCTGGGGGCCGGCGCTGATTGCGACCGGGCCCGCGACCGTCTACACCTCGCCGGCGTTGACCAAGACGACGATCCGCTACATCGAGGTCAACAACCCGAGCGCCTCGCCGGTGACGTTGACGGTCTCGATCGGCGCGGACGCCGCCGGGACGCGGCTCAAGGACGCCTACAGCATTCCCGCAAAAGCGGCCGGCGTCACCGACTCAAATCGGCCGATGTTCGTCGATTACGTGCTCGAGCCCGGGGAGATTCTTCAGATGGCCGCCGGGACGAATAACATTCTGGTGTCCGCGGGGTTCGGCGATCAGGAATCTCTCGGCTAATGGAAGGGACCGGCTTGAGCGCGTTGACCACGATCGCCCTCGCGTTGATTGGGGCCATCCCGGCGACCATTCTTGCGTGGGCGACCCTGCAACGATCGAAAGTGATCGTCAGGCAGAATACGGCCCTGGCGGTGCAAGCCGATGTCCACGCGGCGGCGAGCTCGAGCGCGACGACGAGCATCAACCACAAAGCCGACGCGATCACGAAGATCGCGAACGGCAATTTAGCGGCGCTGCAGGCGCAGCTCGTCATCGCGAACCATAGCCTTGCTGAGCAAACCGCGCAGCTCGCCCATTTGCACCTCTTCGTCGAGGAACTCCAGGCCGAATTACGACGACGGGATCGGCCGTGACGGACCCCGTCGAGCTCCTCCGACGTTTCGCGATCGCCTTGGCCGTCTGGCGGGAGGCGCGCGGGCAGTCGCCACTCGGGTTGCTGTTGGTCGCGCAGACCATCGAGAACCGCGTCCGCGATCCGCGCTGGCCGGATACCTACGTCGGCGTGATCACGCAACCGTTGCAGTTCTCCGCGTTCAACAAGAACGATCCGAACGCGACGAAGTTCCCCGCCGAGGACGATCGCACGTGGCCCGACTGCGTCGCCGCCGCCGAGTATGTCCAACATGCCCCGACGCCGATCACGACCGCGAACCACTACCACACCCGCGACGTCGCGCCGAGCTGGTCACGCGAGGACAAAATCGTCGCGCGCGAAGGGGCCCATGTCTTCTATGCGCTCTAAGGGACGCCACCGGCGGCGACGGATGGATCAGATTTCCGCGCAAGCCACTGGCGGGATTCTGATTCTGGTGGCGCTCGCGTCGACGATGATCAACGTCTCTGATGTCATCACCGATCTGCAAGACTGGCACGGCGTCTCGGCGCCATCGTTTATTGGACCGATTCTCAAACAACTGGGCAGCACCGTGCTCGCCGCGATCGGGGGCACCTTAATCGATCGGGACATCTTCTCGTCTCGCGTGAAAGGAAAAAAGGGCTGACCTGATGGCCGGCTTTCTCGACACGCTCGCGGTCAAGGAAATCGACGGGGACGATCAGCGCTGGCGACTGCTCGAACCCTGTCTCTATCACCTGAAGGTGCCGGATGGCGACGAGTGGGTCGACGTGCCGATCGGGTTCGTGACGGATTTTGGCAGCATCCCGCGGCTGCTGTGGGGCGTGCCGGGCCTCTCCCCGTTTGGCAAATATCGCCGCGCGTACGTGGTTCACGACAAACTGTTTCGGGCGCCGGTCGTGCGCTCCGCGCTCAGTGTTCGCGCAATCAGCTTCAGCGAAACGAACGGCATCCTCCGTGAAGCCATGCAGGTTCTCGGGGCGAATTGGTTGCTCCGGCAATTCGTCTGGACGGGCGTCTCGACGGGCGGACGATTGAGCTGGAACCGGTACCGACACGCCGATCAGGAAGCCGCATGATTCACCGCCCAACTTTCAGCGTTGGAGACGCCAGAGCAGAACGAAGGCCATGAGACTGCTCGCCCCGAGCGCGACAGCGCGAACGGCGAGCGCTGTAGAGTGTTCGTTGAAGGTGCGCTCGGCGTCCGACGTGACATCCCGAAAGCGATCGGCGTAGGCGACGCCGCCATAAATGAACGCGAAGAGACCGCCGCTCAGGAGGCCCGTCGACAGCAGGGCGACGAGCAGCCTCATAGCGGTTTCTCCTCCTGGTCGCGATCACGACGACGCGACCGCGCGGCGGCGATGGCCTTCCGCGGGGGACGATGCGCGTCGATCTCAGCGGCCAACCCAAGCATGACCCGCTGTGTTTGGCCGATACGCCGTTCACCGCCGACGCGGCGATCGACGCCTGAACGCCGATCCGTGGTGTGGGCGATCCCCGGTTGAAACAACTGATACGTCGCGATATGGAAAAAGTCGGCCACGCGGTCGAGATCGCCGAGCTGCCAATTACGCTCCCCGCGTAAAAACTGGCTTACCCACACATCGCTCCGACGGCACCAGTGGGCGAGGTCCGTCTGTTTGTGGTGCTGAGCCGTTAACAGCGCCGTCACGTTTTCGGCGAGTAATCGCGCGGCTTTCATGGGAGTCTGGTAAATCATTGCTCAGTAAGGGTTAGCAGTCCGCGTAAAATAATACGAATCTCCCCTTGACATTCGTGAGCGTTGCGCTAATATACCGACATGACATCAGGGTGCGTCCGGCTCAACGACTGGATCGAACGGAGCAAACTGAACCAACGCGCGGCGGCCAAAATACTTGGAGTTCATCCGGTTGTTCTGTGTCAATGGCTCAGCGGTCAGCGGACCCCTGGGCTCGATAACGCGCACCTCATCGAGAAGGTGACGGGCATCAGTACTGAAAGCTGGTTGCTCACGCCGATTAGCCCGGCCGCGACCGAATCTGAACCCGAACCCGTTAAGTCTAACATCTCCTGACGCTAACGGCAATGTCACGTAGTTATCATAACATCCATTGTTACGCTCACCTCCACTTAGCAGGCCGCGAAGTCTGCAAGGGGACGGTCGAGCGAAGCTGTGCGCCGCGTCCGGGCCGATTCTCACGCCCAATTCAGGGCGCTTTTACTTGGAGGGTTGGCGGGAAACCGGACGCGGCGCCAGAAGTCCACACTGTCAATCCCTGTCGTTCCCGTCAAGTCGTAACTGTTCCAGCTGTCCATTTTTTAGGCAGAGGTGAGCGATGGTGCGCATAGAGGATCCCGAACTGCGGAACGCTCTGGTCGCCGACATTCGCGTACGGGCTGATGGCTGGAAGGCGCAAGCCGACCGCGCCCAGACGGAGACTGATGCGCGGCTCGCGCGGGTACGCGCGGCGGTGCTCGAGACGTTGATTACGGACTTGGAAGTCGCGGCCCAGTTACCGCCGGAGCGGCCGCGGCGCCTACAGCAGACGGTGAATTAGGTGCTGGTGAATTACAGCGTCACGTTCGAATTTCCGGAACGGGCGTCGATCACGCACAGAGGCACGGTTGTCGGCTCCACGATGCCCACATGCTTCGCGAGGGCGACACGGGAAGCGGCGAAGGCACATCCGGGCCTCCGCTGGTCCTCGATAGTCTGTGTCCTCTTAGAACGGGTCGACATGGGCAGCGAAGATCGGATCGTTCTGAGAGGAGGGCCGTCTGAGAAGAGCTCGCTGGATCTAAACAACGAGGGGCCGGTTACCGCCGGCCCCAGCACAACGCGGCGTTAAGAGGCGCCCGCATCATGCACTTACACATTCTTGCACGAAACCGAGTCTTTACTGTCATCATTTTGCTCTCATCTCTTCTCTCGCTCGCCGCCTGTTCCTTGGAAAAAGGCGGGACGGGCCTTTCCCCCGACGTGCCGGGGATCTCGACGACAGGCGGCGGCGGGGTTAGCCTGCTCAGTCTTGTGCAGGGCACCTGGACCGGCACGGAAACCGCGACGGTCGGGCTCGGCGGACCGATCTCGGTCACCTTCACACAGCCGCCGACCCTCGATGCCAACATTGCCGGCAATATCACGGTCACGCTGAGCACTGGGACGTTTCACGGCACGTTTAGCGGAACCGTGGCGGACATGCTGATCACGGCCACGGACGGCCCGGCCGGATCCTGCAGCTACATCGCACACGGCGTCTTAAACGGCGCCGGGACGCAAATCACCGGCACGTATAGCGGCTCTGGGACGGGCACCTGCCCGACGAAGGCCGGCACCTTCGTGCTCAATGGACAGTCCGCGGTCGACGCCTGTCCGAATATCGACGGTTATCAAGCGACCGTGCCCGCCGGCATGGTGAAGAACGAGTTGGGGAACTGCGTCCCGATCGTCCCGCCGCTGAACTGCGTCGATCAGTTCTGGCAGATGAATCAGGGCAACGACAACGCGGCCCAGAACGCCTGCCTGAACCGGGGCGGGATCTGGCGTGGCAACGGCTACGACATCCCGGTCGACAACGTCGGCACGCTCTACAACAAGGTGTGCGAGTTCACGCCGAACCCGCCCGGATCGCCCGGTCAGGATTTGACGCTGATTTTCGAGAAGGCGATCGCCTGCCCCGTGGCACCGGCGTCTCTCCGCTAATTCACCGACGGGCGGGGGTAGGGGCGAGAGGTTCCTGCCCCCGCCTTTGGAGGGAATGAGATGTTGTTTAAAGCGATGCTCATCGCGTTCGCGCTCTCGGAAGGCGCCGACGTTAAGACCACGGTCGACTCGTTGGGCCGTGGCTGCTACGAGGCAAATCCGCTTATCGGTTCTGCGCGGCCGTCGATTGGACGTCTCATCGCGATCAAGGTGCCCGCGTCCATCTTCGTCGGCGGCACGGCCGTCAAACTCCACAAAAACCACAAGAAGGCCGCGATTGGCGTGCTGGCGAGCATCACCGCCATGAACGGCACGGTCGCTTGGCTGAACACGCGCTGCCGTCAATGAAGGAAAGAGGACCCATGACCACGCTTCTAATTGTCGTGATGGCGTTCGGCGCGCTCGTCGTGCATGCGATTCGATTCGGGCAGCGCATTCTTCGCGACCAGGCCGCGGATCTCGAAACCACCCGACTGGTACAGCGTTCAAGGGCGAGGCACTGATGGGCGTTCCGCACTTCCTGCAATCCGAGTATTTCCCGTACGCG